CGCAGCGGCCTCAACCAAGCCGCCGAGCGTGGCCGCGCCCTTGCCTACAACGGCATCCAGAACAGCACCAAAGTCCGTAGCCGCCTCGGAGTCTGATGGCCAACCTCGCCCTCGCCAACTACATCCGTTTCAAGACCAAAGCCGGGGCCTACACCAGCTACGCCTTCGCCAACTTCCACATCCAAGAAACCCGCACCTACAACAACGTCGACTACACCTTCGTGCCCTTCGCCCTGAGCGGCATGACCAGCAGCCGCGGTGGCGACCGCCCCGAGTCCGCCCTCGTCACCCCCTGCACCCAACTCTCGATGCAACTCCTCACCGAGGCCGTCGAATCCAAGTGGCTGCTGGAGATCAAAACCGTGCTGCTCGACAGCGATACATTTCAAGAGACCGCATTGATTTCGACAGAAATGTGGTCAGTCACGCGCCTTGATCACGACCTTCAAAAGATCAACGTTCGTCTGACCTCTCCCTTAGACGCGGTGAAAGGGACCGTCCCCCGTCGCTACCTCCACACCCGACTGGTCGGGGCCGTTCCCGGCACGGGCAACATCACCGTTTCATGAACCAGACAGCCACCATCCCCACCTGGAGAAGGTTCATCGGCCTCCCCCACGCCCTCGCCGCTGACCCCCACCAAGGAGAAGCAGCGGACTGTCTGCTCGTCGCTTTTTCCGTCCTCACCGAGGCCGGCCGCCCTCACCCCGAACCCAACCCGCACTGGTTCGAACTCGCCCGCGCCAGCCGCTGGAGCGAACTGCAAACGATCTGGTCGGACCTGACCGAACCCCTCTCCGGCCCCGAGCCCTACGCCGTCACCCTGATCAAAAACGGTCCCGCCGGCCTGGGCGTCGGCGTGGTCGTCGACGACGGCCTGCTGATCACCCACCACCGGCGCGGGGTCAGCTGGGTTCCGCTCTCAGCCCTCAAGCCCCTGAGCTTCGCGAGGTTCAAGTGATGCCTGAAGGTCCACCGCTCCTTCCCTCAGACAAGTACCTCGCCCAGATGCTCGGCCTCACCGAGGACGAGTACCGCTACTTCATGGCGGAGGTCCGGGCCAACGCCAGAGAACAACCCGCTCCTGCGGTGGAGGCCGGCCTCGAAACCCTGGTCACCATTGCTCTGGTGGCCACGCTGATCTCCATCGGCCTGACCATCGCCGCCAGCTTCTTCAAGCCCAAGCCAGCCGAACCCCCGCGCCTCGCCTCGCGCAACCTCCAAGGCGACACGGTCAACAACATCCGCCGCTACGCCCCGCGCTACGGCTTCGACGCCCAGCAGGACATCATCCAGCTCGGCGACACGATCCCCCTTGTCTACGCAAGGCGCCAACTGATCAATGGCACCTACTACGGCGGCATCCGCGTCAACCTGACCCTGCTCTGGTCCCAGCTCTGGAGCCTCGGTGGCAGCCAGCTCCTGCGTGCCATCTTCCTGCTGGCCGAGGGCGAGGTCGAAAGCATCGACACCAACGGCTTCGCCATCGGCAACAACTCCATTGGCAGCTACGACCTCGCCAACAACGCTGCCAACCAGTCCGGCTCCCGGATCACGATCTACTTCCGCCCCAACGGCGGCCGCATCCAATCCACCGACCGCATCGCCGGCCGCAGCGCCCTGGCCGACCCCGCCAACGCTGTCAACTCCGGCGGCCTGGACGTCTACCAGCTGCGCTCCATCAACGGCGACTACGAATCCGACTTCTCCTACGCCACCAAACCCAGCACCCAGACGACGTTTGGCCTGTACAGCCCCATCGGCAATAACCTCGGGCTGCGCATCAACCCCCAAGTCCGCCCCAAAGTCCAAGCCCAGCTCAAAAAGAAGAACGATCAAGGCGACGCCCTGGTCGTCTGCGTCCTCGACATCACGGCCGACACCCTGCGCCAAAAGCAGAACGCCTTCTTCTCCAGCCGCAGTGGCCTGATCTCCGGTTCCGTCTCAACGATTGGCGCCACCTGCACCTACCGTCTCGACGCGAGCTCGGACGCCAGCACAACCTTCAGCGCATCCGCGGGCGGCGAAACCCACGACGAGAAATGCGCTGACGTCGCCGCCACCGTTTCCGGCCGCCAGCGCACCTGGGACGACGCCATCACCGTCGGTGACATGTACCGGATCGGATCGGCCCTCGCGATCTGCACTGCCCGCAACCCCTCCGACGACGTCTTCAACAGCGACGCCGACTTCCTGCCCCTCGGGGGCGGCACCAGCATCGAAGCCACCTTCACAGTGGTCCGCGCCGGCCAATCCGACTTCACCACAACCGCCGACATCACCGCCGACGGCAAATCCGGAGTCGCCCGCAAGACGGCCACCAACGGCAGCCACCTCTTCCGCGTCGCCCTCGGTGACGTCTCCACGATGCGAGCCTGCCGCATCCTCGAGATCGGCATCCGCTCCGGCCTCGGGGTCCGCATCAGCGGCCTCTGCAACTTCCGCGACACCCTCACCTACACCGAGACCGACGGCAAAGCCTGTTACAACAAACAGGGCAGCACCATCAGCAGCGGCAACGTCCTCCAGGTCCAGCAGTACGCCAGCGGCTCGATGTCCTCCTCGGAGGAGCGCTACAGCTTCTTCCGCCTCTACTACCGCGAGTCCGGCACCAGCAACGAATTCACGATGCTCCCCCAGTGCTTCGGGGTCCGCAGCATCACCCAGCAGAGCGTCTTCAACTACCTGCGCATCCAAATGCCGCAGAACAAGCGCTGGGAATTCCGCTTCGAACCCCTGAGCGGCTGGGAAATCCGCAACAACATCGCTGTCGGCAACCTCGAAGTCCTCGACAGCCGCATCTCCACTGTCCGCACTGTCGACGACGGCAACGGCGTCTACATCAGCTTCAACGGCGAACAAGTCATCCGCTCCATCGAAACCTTCAAGCTCACCTGCGTCGAGCGCACCACCTCGATGGGTATGTCCTTCGCGGACGAAAACAGCTACGTCGATGCCTGGGGCAAACTCGCCGAGACCTTCATCTACGAAGAAGTCGTCAGCAGCGCAGGCAGCAACGCCGAGCACGAGATCGTCTACGTCAACGAGATCGCCGAAAACCCCGTCGTCCCCACCTACGACAACCTGGCCATCGTCGGCATCAACGCCCGCTCCTCCGTGGAGTGGCAGAACTTCAGCCAGTTCTCTGCCTACGTCACCGGTGGCCTCAAGGTCCGCCGCCTCACCGAGAACGACACCCTCGGCTGCTCCCACCTCTTCCCCGACATCCTGCGGGACCTGCTCCTCTCCACCCGCTACGGCTCAGGCGACTCGATCACTGAGGACCAAATTGACACCGACGCCTTCCGCTACGCCGCCCAGTGGTGCGAGCAGCGCGGCTACTACTTCGACGGCGCCTTGGTCGGCCGCCAAAACCTGAGGGTCTGGGCCGCCGACGTCGCCGCCTACAGCCTCCTCGAATTCACGATCAAGGACGGCAAGTTCTCCCTGAGCCCCGCGCTGCGCTTCCCCTCCGAGGGCGCTGTCCCAATCAGGGCCCTGTTCACCGCGGGCAACATCGTCGAGAACACCTTCCGCCTGGAGTACATGGACGAGGCGGACCGCCTCCCCATCCAAGCCTCCATCAAATGGAGGGAAGAACGCGCCAGCAACGACCCCACCAACCCCGGCCTCTTCCCCACCGAGCGCGAATTCCTGATCCGCGAAGCCTCAGGCTCCGCTACCGACACCATCGAGTCCTACGACCTCTCGGACTCTGTCACCAACAAGGCCCAGGCCATCGACTTCGGCAAGTACGTCCTGCGCATGCGCCGGGTGATCACGCACTCGGTCAAATTCCAGACCACCCCCGATGGCATCACCGCCGGCCTGGCCCCGGGTGATTTCATCCGCGTGGCGATGGACGTCACCCACTACGACGAGTTCAACAACGGCATCGTCACCTCGGATGGCGTGCTGGTGAGCACCACACCCCTGGCCGACGGTCCTCACGACGTGATCGCCTGGAGCCGGGGCTCAACCCCGCCCCAAGACACCCAGCTCATCGTCAACAACGGCTTTGCTAGCCCCAAAAACATCATCTTTGCCGTCAAGCGGATCGACCGCCAGGTCCGTACCTACAAAGTGGAATCGATCAGCCTCACCGAGAACGGCGCCATCGACATCGAAGCCGTCCACTTCCCGACCGAAGCAAACGGCACTCTTAGCCTGACTAAGGACTGGGACGACCCCGCGGCCTGGGTCATAAGCGAATGACCGTAGCTTTCCCCGCACTGCGCCCAAGCAACCGCACCTACCAAGCGGGCCAATTCCCGGTGTCTGTGGTCACGGCCCAAAGCGGAGTCACCGTCCGCCGGCTCTACGCCAACAAGCGCAGCCGCTCCAGCCTCGATCTCGACTTCAGCAACATCAGCGATAGCGACGCCGCGGCGATCTTGGCCTGCTACGAACAGGCCCGTGGCACCTTCGACGACCTCACCCTTCCCGAAGAAGTCACCGCAGGAGCACAAAACGACCTCGCAGTCCTCTTGCGCGAGACCGGCTCCGGCCTGCGCTGGTATTTCAGCGAAGCCCCCAGCATCGAGAGCGCATTCAACGGCCGCAGTTCCGTGCGAGTGCGTCTCGAAGCCACTCGTAATCTGTAATCACAAGGTCAACGGCAATGG